AAGTTCACCAACAGCACCAGCAACAGGTGTGTGCGCTGCTAAGAACGCACCAGTGATTGTGTAAGAAGGATTTGTTGCACCAACAGCAGATGAAGTTGGTTTGATAACAAGTGTTGTTGTTGTACCAACAAGACCATAAACAGTTGCTTCAACATTTGATGCAGCGAAATCTTGCATCAACGCAATTTCAACTGACAGGTTTTGCAAACCACCAACAAATGAATGCCCAGTAGAACCAAACGCTGTTGATTCCAAAGAATCAATTTCATAATTTATAGAAACACTATTGGCTCTATTCCCTAATGAAACGCTATTAATTGTGATGCTGGCATCAGTAAGAGCAAGAACAGCCATGACTTATTCACCTTCCAATTGTGTTTGTGATTTGGCTTTAACACCAACTGCTTCAAGGTGTCCACCATCAAGCAACGCTTGTAAGTTTAAACCATCTAGTTCTGATTCAGTGACTGTTGCGCCTACTTTACCAAGCGTGCAATTATCACTAACAATTTTATATGTTGTCATGTTTCTTTCTTCCTACTGTGTGAACACAGTTACTTGAAAACTGATCTGTAAGTATTCTGCATCATCTTGTTCTAGTGCGCTGATGTTTGCAGAACTATTTACAACTAAATCACTGCACGCACCACCTAGTGTTTTGTCACCTTCTAATGCAAGTTTGATTGATGATGCACCATTAGGTGATAGATACGCATCAAGGTTTGTGTGTGCGACACGATCAACCCAACGCCCAACTACAACATGGCAGGTAAAATCCATTGTTGATACTGAACTGCCACCACCCATAGTCCTGTTATAAGTAATGCTGTTCAATGCTGGGTAGGCAAATGGTGGGTTCAATTGTTCAGGCTGGTAATTAGTTGTGCGCAATCCGGACACTGTAGCCAAGCGTGCCTGTAGTCCAGAAGCCACAGCAGCAACTGATGCCATTACGCAACAACTTCTAGTTTGTATGTGTGCAGAAGATCACGCACATCAGGATCAACAGCACGCACCTGTACTGCCATATCAGCAAAGCCAACAACACCCAACGCTGCGTTCAATCTGGCAAAGCCCCTAATGGATAAAAGAATGCAAGCCTGCTTGATGTCACTAGGTACTGAAGCCCAGCCCCACTGCGCTGTAACCTGCACCAGTGGCTTATCAAGAGCAACAGGGAACTGATAGCCATTGATAGCCACAATGCGTCTGTAGGGCTTACCAGTGATCACTGCGTTCAAAGGTTCAATCTGGTACTGCTGGTTCTGTGTCCATGTTGTATTGAAAGTGCCATTAGCAGCCCCATCAATTTTAAGTGTGATTGATGAATCAGACATATCATCAGTGCCAACTTGATACAAGGTTGCAGGGTACAACTTCACTGCTGTTGCATTGGTCTTATAAAACCATCTGTTGCAGTAGCCATCAATGCGCCTAGAAGCACCTTCAATAGCCTGTTCTAGTAATGAATCATCTGCGTTGTCTGTTAGGCGCAACGCTGATTTAACTTCAGCCAGTGTTGCATACCCATTGGTGATAGCCATTTTTAGTTGCTTGCACGCTTCCTAGTTGCAGGCTTTGCAGCCATTTCAACAACAGGTTCAGCAGTTGCTGTTTCAATCTCTGTCATGTATTTGTGGTCATAGCCAAGTTCACGCAAAGAAGCATCAACTTGTTTTACACGATCCGGTAACTTGCGATTGACATACCCTGCACGCTCTACCAGCAATGATTCAATAAGTGTTTGATTCATGTTTTCAATCTTCCAATGTTGTGCTGGTGGGTTGTCGTGTCCAATGAAACCCACCAGCATCAACTGGTGTGGGGATTAGAAGGTAGGTGTTACCAAGCCTGTGCCACCGATTTTTGCCCATGCGTTAGGGTAACGGTTTGCTGTGTAAGCAGCGTATCCATATACAACACACAGAACATCAAGTTCAGCAGCCTTTGGCTGATCAAAGCGTAGGTACATTGGCGCACCATTGCCATCTTCCCAAAGGTGAAGTTCATTCAGTGAACCAATGAAAATTGTATCTTCGTTGGTTCCTGAACCCTGTGCAGTGCTGACATTTGCATCAGTGATGATTGGCAAACCAAACATCTCATATCCACTGTTGCCATACGCTGCACCAGAACCTGCACCAACACCATTCATGCTGCGTGGCACTGGTACTACCAATGGGCGATTGGTTGTATCCAATGCTGCCATGATGAATGCCAAACGGCGTGGGTGCATCACAATTGCGTTGGGCTGACCAAAGTAGGTGGTTTGAACTTTCTGTACTGCGTCAAGCATTTTTGGATATAGTTCCCCAACTGTGGGTGAAGCGTCAGTATAAGTAACTGATTGTCCTGCTGATGAAAGAAGTTCAGCAACTACTTGTGCATCAAGCGTTGTGTTCCAACCAAACAGAAGATCATTCATTACAAGATCAGAAACACCTGTGCCACGCTCTAGGGCTTGGCGTGAAACTACTTGCTGACCTGCAATGGTCTTGATATCAATATCAAGTTTTGTATCGTCCATGTTGGTTTCAGATACTGCTGCACCTTCGGTCTGCACTGCTGTGCTTGAACCAGTAGTTACCTTTGAAATGCTGATGGTAAGACCAGAAGTAGGTAGTGCGTGCTTGCGTGCTGCATCTGCCAATGGGCGACCAGCACGGGCTAGTGGTGCTGCAAGTTCTGTAAGAAAGTTTGGTACTACCAAACCTGCAAAGTTTGCTGAAGTTACATCACGGCGTTCTACACGCTCTTCTTGCATATGACGCTGAATGCGCTCTTTTGCTGAATAGTCATTGTTGAACTGTGCAGCGAATGCGTCAGCCAAGAAATCATTATTGCGATTTTCACGGGTGTATGTGCGTGCTTCTGAACGCACAACTGCTGGTGCAGTAAGCCCAGCCTGCGTGCGCATCTCTGCTGCTTTGGCGTTGCGTGCTTCAAGATCTTTGTGCTGTGAGATTTGATCATCAAGTTCTGACGCTGAACGCAGTGCAACTGCAATTTCAGCATCTTCTTCTGTGGTCAGTTCACGCACTTCTGCTTCTGCTGCATCAACGATTGTTTGTGCGCTGGCAAGATGTGCATCACGCTTTTCAATTAACTTATCTGAATATGACATTTTGAATCCTTAAATTAGGGGTTTTCATGTTTAATTGAGTGTCAATAACAGCGTGTGGCTAATTAACGGCTCTTGTTTTTGCCAGCAAAACTTGCGCTTTGCGTAGCGAAACTGATTGAACAATAGCAAGTGGTGTATCAGTTATTTGCTTATTGCGCATTTCTGCACTGGTTTCTTCATATGCAGGGTAGGTCACAATGCTGACATCATGTAGGCGTACTTCTTTAAGTTCACGCACTGTGCGTTCAGCGTTCCATGAATCTTTAATTGTTTCAAAAGCAAAAGACATTTGCGACAAATCGCCACGCTTCAATGCGCTGCGTATCTTTACTGCATCAGGGTTTGCTGGGTCTAGGTTGGCTTCCATAAACAAACCTTTATCATCTTCTGTCAAGATAAGCGTTCCGGATTTGGTGCGTGCCAGTGGTACGCCAGTGTGATCTATAAGCAAACGCACATCAGAACGATCTTTAATAGTTTTCTTGAATGCGCCACGCTTTACATATTCAGTGAATGGCAGTGGCTCTGATGGGGAATCAAACACTGCTGCATAACCACGCACTGTCCAATCATCTTCACCATTATCCATTGCACGCAATTCAAGATTAGTAAAAGCAATACTGCGTGTGCCTTTATCAACAGCCACCCATCTGTGTTCAACTACTGGTGATTCACTGCGTTCTTGTTCAAGTTCAGCATCAAGTTGATCAACAATGTTTTGTGCGTAATCCATAGTTCTTTGTGCTTCTTTCTTAGTAGATCCACTACCCCACAGAAGATGTGCCACAACACCTGCTGTGATTTCACCATTTGCTGCTTCTAAGTCCACCATATGTCGTGCTATCCACGCAGCAATTTTGCGCCATTTATCAGGGGAAACATCACCATCAGCCATTTTGCGTGCATCTTCAACTGTCTGTGGCTCTAGACCATCACCAGACAAACCATCAGCGTGATACTTCAAACCTTGCGTTGCATTGTCACGCATAAACTGTGGTGCTGATAAATCAATCTGCCTTTGTTCAATTGAACGCACCTGTACAAGTTCTTCTTTAATAACCCACAATTTACAGATACCAGCAGGTGCAATAGATCCTTCAACCAGTTCACATTGATTGCCACCTTCATAGAATGAACAACTGCTGCATATAACACCTTCTGATGCAAATGGTGATTCTGCTACATAATGCGCACCATCAGCATCAATGCCTTGCGTAAACTTTCCATAAGTTTCAACAATGGCTTCTAATGCTTCATACATTGTTTGCTGGCGTGGATTCAAACCTTCTTCTGGCATATCAGATTCAACCATTGGTTCTTCAACTACTGGTTCTTCCATCATTGGTTCTTCACCAACTGTGATGGCTCTAGTTGCCCAATCGCCAGCAGGATCAACACCATCAGACAGGCTTGCAGCAATCATCTGATCAATGGCATCTTGTTTGATTTGATGACAGCCTATGGTGCGTGGGTCTGCATTAGGTGTGGCTGCAACGATAGTTGCCCAGCCTGAACAATCTGATTGTGTATCACTGATGTAATAGGGCATAGTTATTAATCCAGATCTGGCGTAAGAACACGCATGGTATGTGTGCTACTGCTAGTTATCCCATAAAGGGTTTCATTAATAGGCATGGTGATTTCCATTGTTGTGTTATTGGGTAAATGTATTCCAGTAGAAGAAGTAACATCAGCACCACCGATATATACAGAACCAGTACCTGAATGCAGAACGCAAATACGATTCTGATTATCTGCTGCAATCAACAATGTTGCTGTTGTAGATACTGTTACTGCTGCTGATTTCATATTGCTGTTTGTCCATCTGTACCCAATGTTGGTAAATCGCCACCTTCAACACCAGCCACAGGTGCGCCAGCAATACCAAGAATGAACTGATCACCACCTTCATAGGGTTCTCTGCCTTCAATCTGGCGTGCTTCATTGGGTGTCAAAGTTCCGGACATGATCATAGTTTGCTGCGCACGCACCCTAGTTAATTGGTCTGCTCTTGCAATTTCGTTGGTGTCAAAGCGTACTTTTTCTTGTGGTGGCAGTAGTTCACTGATGCAATCTTCTAGGCGTTTGCAATATGGCATAAGGGTATGGCGCAAGAAGTTGATACCTGCTGATTCAACATTTTGATATGTTTGGCTGTCA